AAAGAGGAATTTACTGTCGCTCCATTCACTACAGATATTTTATACAAATCGGATGGACACCCAAATAGTAATTTGATAGATTGGGAAGACGCTTCAAAAATGACAAAAGAACAATCAAGATATTCAATTAGTGAGTGCATAGGTGGTAGGGCTGTTATGGTTAAAGAACTTGACTATGATGAAAGAAATAATATATCAGGTTTTTTAATAGACTCAGGAAATGTTTATTTTACAGATATTTATAACAACCAACTAAAAGAACACAACATAAACAGAACCTACGAAGATAATGACCATATATTCTTAATAGAGGTAAAGAAATGAATGATTTAATAAGAATAGAAAACAGAAAAGATGAAAGTATATTTAAGCTAGTAGACATATCATCTTTTACAAGAAAAGATTGGGATAAGTTTAAAAGAGCTTATTTATACAATAAATATTTTAAAGTAACAGTAGAAAGGAATTAGTAATGGATTTTACAAAATTTAACATGGATATACTTACTTCAAATATTAAGTTGATGAAAGAAAATAATAAGTTAAAAGAAGAAAATGATAAGCTTCTTGATAAAGTTACTGAACTTACTATTGATAAAAACCATATGGTAAGAAAAGAAACTCAATACAAAAAGTTAATTATTGATGGAGATAATAAGCTCAAAACTTTAAGAGAACATATATCTATAAAAGATAGAATTATATACTCAAAAGATTTAATAATTGAAATTGAACAAAGTACAAATACAACTCTTCAAGACAAACTGGATAAATATAAAGAACATATAAATATAGGAGCATAAAATGGAAGAAAATATAATATATAAACCAGGAACAAAAGTAAAATTAGATAACACTTGCTATTCGGGTTTAGCAGATATAGGAACAGTAGTAAAATACTTTGATGGAAAAGGTGATATAAGTAAAGGATATGATATTAAAGTTGAGTATTTAAGAGAGGAAAATAACCATATACTTTTTTATACTACTGAAGAAGTTATAGAATTAGGAGAATAAATGGCAAATAACTTAATACCAAATTTTAGTGATTCAGTTTTTAAAAAAAGAACTGATGAAGAATTAGAAAAAGAAAAAAAACTACAAAAAGAGTATATCAAGAAGAGTTGTGTAAAGGTATACAGCACTAGTTGCGAAGGATATAAGCTTGAAAAAAGAGAAGATATATAACTATTCAGAATTAGAGCATTTAAAAATACCTACTTATCTTAGACAATATATAAGACAAAGATGTGTTAAATTAGAAATAAAATTAAATACAGTTAAGGTAAGAATGCCAGAAAGCAATTATATTACTGAAACCAAAGTTATAACACATAATATAATTGAAAAAATAGAAAATGACAAATCTGAAGGACAAAGACTTTCTAAAAAAGCATTCAATCTGCATAATATAAAGTGTTACATGAACGATAATAAGGAAGATTTATTACTTAGAGGAAATGGATTACCAAGTTTAGCTGAACAATCAAAAATGTTAGGAAGAACTGAATCATATTTTGCATCTCATAAGTCACAAAATTCTAAATTTTATAGATACATGAGATTTATAGGAAGAGGTAATTTTTATAAAGCTTGTATCTGGATGGAAAAAGAATTTCAAAAAATGAATGAATTTATATATAATGAACAAAATAAATTTGTTTCTGAATCTTCTTTTAATAAAGCCATACTGGAAAAATATAGAGAAAAATATAATAAAAACTACACTTATCAAAATTTGGTTTTAAATATTAATTCAATATATATGACAAATGAGCCAAAAATAAAACTATTTAAAAATGCAAGAAGAATAATAAAATTAATAGGAGGTAAAAGAAATGCTGTTAAGTTCTAAAGATTGGTATGACAAATATTATAATGATTATAACTACGAAGATTATTGTAATGATTGTGATATTGAAGGTAAAGAAGTTGTTATTGATGAAGATGAATTCATTAATAGCCAATATGAAGCTTATTGCGGTGAAGCACAAGATATAGCATATGAAGAATATAAGGATAGAAAATATGAGTGAATGAAAGTGTAAAAACAAATTAAAATAAAAGATATTTGGTTCTACAAAGTGTATGGCTTCCGTTAATAGCGGAGAAAGGAACAACTCCTTGGAAATTATAAAATTGAATTTAGAAGTCCCTGATTACTCATACAAACAATTGTTCATACACTTTTTAGAGTCAAATAAGACTCGACAGTTAAGCTACTGAAAAAAAGGCTAATCTAAACTATTGGCATGGTTCAGAATTATTATCTTCAAGATAAAATAGTAGTATACGGAGTGCATCATCACTCTGTATATGTAAGCATATTGAAAATAAACAATAGGAATTCCTTTGCAGTTTAAAATTACTCCCTGATTATTCATAGAAACCATTTGCAAAAAATATGCTTACTTATACAGATTAATATAAAGGAAATAAAATGAAAGTTAATTGTTGTGAAAAAATATGTGTAGAATGTGGTTTCTCAAAAAAAGGAACTACTGAAACACTATATGCAGATTCAATAGACATTATGAATAATGGAAGTTTATTTCCATGTCATATGTATTTGAAATCACAAACTGGTTCAGAAAATACTGGAACTGAAACACTTGAAGAAATTAAAGTATGTAGAGGTTATGTAGCATATATGAAAATAAATAGACCAGAGTTAAGTCTATTTACTCCTATATGGGATAAATTATTTAATGAAATAAGAGTTGATGAGCTTGAAGAGATTTATAGTCCATCTGAACTAATACAAAACCATCATGGTTTAAGAAATGGAATATATCTAAGGAATTAATTATGGAAAACCAAAAAGAAATGGGAAACTGTTATTTATCGGCATTTGAATTAATGATGTTAAATAAAAATCTTACTCTTGTTCATGGTATAGTTCATTTTGATGGTGGAATAATGGAGGGTGTTCCTATGATTCATGCTTGGTGTGAACTCAATGATGCCATAGTTTTAGATTATTCAAATAATAGAGAAATCATAGTTTCAAAAGATTTTTATTATAAAAGAGGAATAATATCTGAAACTGTAAAATATAATCATGATGAAATGATGGAACAATTATATTTACACACAAATGAAGATGGTCAATCTATGCTTGGTTTTTGGGATAAGAGATTTTTGGAAACAGATAGGAAGTCACTTGAAATAGCAAGAGAAAGAGGAGTGAATTATGTTGATATTGAAGAACATGAAAGAAATAGGGTTTCATAATGAATAACTTACCATGTGAAGTATGTACAAAAACAGATAACCATTGTTGTCTAGCTGATATACCTTATGACTATATAGAAGCATTAAAATTATGTGACTTAGGTAGACAAAATGGATTAGATTTAATTATGGTTTCACATCCAAAGTTTGAAGATAAAGTAATAATACTTAACTCAGGTGATGATGGAATTTTAGAAAATAAACCTTGTGTATTTTTGAAGAATGGTAAATGTTCTATATATGAAGACAGACCTTTTATATGTAGGAATTATGGAACTGATTTTATTAGATGTAGATACGAAGCTTGTGGCATTAGTGATGAACAAACTATAAGAAATATGACAAAAAATGATATTAAAATGTTAGATAAAAAAGCAGGTGAATTAAGCGATATAGTAAATATTCAAAACCAAATAAAGGTATTTAGGAGTAGTTAGTATGACTGAATTAGTTGATATCGAGGATATGAGTGAATATATATCTGTCCCTTATACTCAAGAAAATTATGTTTCACTAACAAGAAGATACAAAAAATCAAAAAGTTGGAATATGAAGCAAGATTATAAATCTTTATTTGTTAATAAAAATGGTGTAGTTCATGCACAACAAACTAAACCTACACATATCTTAAAACAAGTAGAAAAGTTAGAATATTACAAAAAACAAGAGCTTGAAAATATATTAATTTATGATATCCCAGAGGGAATTGAACCAATTAATAAATTAAAAAATATATTTGGTAAAAAAATGGATAATTGGGCGGATTATATTAACTGGAATGACTACCGAGAAAGATATGTTTATAAAAGTATTTGCAATGATAACGTATATAGAGATTCTCTAAGTATTAAAGGCTTATTAGATGTAGAACCAGATTTAAAGACAATATCTTATAGTGATTTTATTAATCCAAGAGAAGAATTAAAATATGACATAAAAAAAGGATGGAACATATTATAATGGCAGAACATACATTTATTTTAAAAACAAAAATAAAATCAGAAGGGTTAATAGATGTGGGAAGAAGAAGATGAATACGGAGATGAAACAGAAGGATGGGGTAACCCAAATGATGAAGTTATAATAGAGTATCCTGACTACAGCGAAGAACAAGAACAGCAAATCATTGATGATTTTTACAGATAATAAAAAAAAGGAATTACAATCATGACAAAATATACAAACAAAACTGGACTTTCATTGCCTATAGCAGTATGGGCATTAATGGATAATTACAACTATGATTCAAGAGATAATATTATATCAGCATCTACACTATTAAAACCTACAAGACAAATTGTTTTAGGCAGAAAATATAAGGATTGTGACAAAGAGATTGAAGCAAGTGATTTAATTGCAAGTTCAATGGGTACAGCACTGCATGATAGTGTTGAAAAAGCATGGAAGAATAGGGATAAAACTATTGGATTATTAGAATCTTTGAATTATTTACAAGCAGAGAAGATATATGATGATGTTGTATTGGAGAAGAGAACAGAAAAAGAGATTAATGGATACATTATATCAGGTCAGTTTGATATTGCCTTTAATGGTCATGTATGTGATATTAAGAGTACATCTGTATGGTCTTATATATTTGGTTCAAAAGAAAAAGATTATATAAATCAAATGAGTATTTATAGATGGCTAAATCAAGATATTATTACAGAAGATAAAGCATATGTTGAATATATCTTTACTGATTGGAGTCAAGTAAAAGCTTTACAAGATAGTCAATATCCACAAGCTAGAACACATACACTAGAAGTAACTCTTATGAGCTTAGAAGATACAGAAAAGTTTATTATAGATAAATTAGCTGATATAGATAAATTTATGGCTTTACCTGATAAACATTTAATTTTATGTAGTGATGATGAACTTTGGAGAAGTGAAGATAGTTGGAAAGCTTATAAACCAAATGCTAAAACTGGAAAGATTAATTATGCAAGAGCTTCTAAAGTATTCGATAATGAAAAGTATGCAGTTGCATATCAATCATTAACAAAAGGTACAGAAGTTAAATTATTTAAGGGTGAAGTTAAGAGATGTAAATATTGTAATTATACAAATATTTGTAATCAATATTCAGAAATGAAATTAATGGGAGAAGTAAAATGATACACGAATCAAAGATTGCTAAAAAAGAATCAGATATTAAGACTCACAATATGGTTGAATTAGATGAACAAATTGGATTTATTATTGTTCACAAAGAAACCAAAAAGAGAATAGGTTTCAGATTGTCTGGTAAATCAAAAGGTGTTAAAAGTATTTGGTCTAAAATTGGATTAGCAAAATCTGCATTTTGTTATCATACTGGAATTATTTTTGCAGAACAAACATACTATGAAATAAAGGAAATAAAATGACACAAAGACAATGGGTAGAGAATCAGTTAATTAAGCATGGTAAGATTACAAGAAATGAATGTTTAAGAGAGTTCATAAGTCGTCTAGGAGCAATTATATGTGACATGAATAAGAATGGTTATCTGATAGAGGGAAATCATCTTAGAGGTGCATATAAGACAAGATGGGGAATGAAGAATGACTATGTTTATATTATAAAGCATAAACCAAAAAATAAAATATATACAAAAGAGGAAGTATAATGGAAAACGCAACAAATGTAGAGAATAGTATATCGCTAACAGTATTAAATGGTAAAGTTAAAGTATGTAATATAGTTACTTATGAAATTGGAGAAGCAGAAGTTGTAAGTGATTTCTTTAAATCAGTTGATTCAGCAAGTAGTCAAAAATATACTACAGTATTAGTTAATGATGGTGCAGTAGATTCTATTAATATGTCTGATTGGATTCAAGGTAACGATTCAACAACACCTTCTTTAAATGCTTATCCTGATGAATTGCATCAAGTTATTTCTAAAGGTTTAGAAACTACAAAAGGTTTAGTTGATAAAAAAGGTATTAGTTTAAAAACTTATAATTCATCAATGGATTTTAAAGCCAGTATTGAATTGCTTGAACGAGCAGAGCTAGATTTTGAAACACAAATCAAGAAGTTAAAAGCTAGTTCAGGTGGTGCTAATTTAAGTGATATGTTAGATAGATACTTCTTTAGAAAACATTTACTTATTAGAGGTGGTAAAGGTGTAGGTAAAACATATGCTGTTGATGAAAGATTAGCTTCAGAGAAAATTGATAATGAGTTTATTGCAGGACATGAAGGAATGGAATCTATTGACTTACTTGGTTACTATATTAAAGATGAAACTGGTGCTATGGTATGGTTAGATGGTGCATTATCTAAAGCATTCAGAAAAGCTAAAGATGCAGAGTGTTGTTTATTCTTTGATGAGATTCTTCGTATGCCATCACGAGAATTAAATATCTTAGTTGGTGCATTAACTCCTACATCAAGAGGTACATATAGATTAAGAACAAATAGAGTTATTGATATTGCACATGGTATTGGGGAAACTGAAGTATTAGAAGTTCCAGTTAAAAATTTATGGTGTGTGGCTACTACAAATATTGGTGCTGGTTATCAAGTAGATGATATTGATGATGCTTTAAGTGATAGATTTAGAATTGTTGATAAAACAGTATCTACTGAAGAGTTACAAATTATTTTGACTTCATATGCAACAATAAGTGGTGTTAGTGAAGCTATGGTAAACAAATTAATTGATTTCTATACACAATCTAATGATTTGGTTACAAGTGGTGAACTAGAAAAAGAAGTTAATCTTAGACATTTATCTGAGGTAATTCAATTCAGTAAAAGTGATGTAGATATTAAAGAATATATGTTTGATTTAGTTCCAACATGGTGTTCTACAGATGCAAATGGTACAGTTAATAAATCAGAAAGAGAAATTATTAACAAATTAATTAAAAAGATTATCTAAGGATATTCTGTGAAATGTGAATGTTGTGGTTCAAAAAAAGAAGTTATTTTTATAGGACTAGGTTTAAAATTAAAAATAATATGCAGATGGTTATGTGCAAAATGTAGGAGTAGATTATGAGTGGTAGTTTCTTAGACGGATTTTTTGTAGGTGGAAGATATAATACTAAAACAAAAAAAGAGAAGCTCGAAACAAGAATTAAGGACTCTGTCCTTAATCTGGTAATAGAGCGTGACCAAAGTTTCCTGCATACAGCTAGAAAAAACAATACAAGTATTATTGTTAATAATAGAGGTGGAGGTATTCAACAATTTATACATGATAGTAGAGAGTTTATTTCTTTTCCAAGTGAATTTGAAGACAAACTAGCAGGTATGACAGAACAAGATGCTGAGAACTATTTAGATGATGTTATTAAAATGGTTACAGCAAAATCAACTTGTAATATTGAAGATTGGGAAGAATCTCAAATGGAAGGATTCCAGCAAGATAAAGTAAATAGATATACTGATATTACTGGTAAAGAATTAAATATAAAAGAACAATTATTAGAGTATAGAGAATCTAAATCTGAAGAGGAAACAAAGAAAGATGTAGATGAGGGTGAAGCTACTGAATCAGGTGGTGGTACTCAAATGTCTTCAGGAGGTATGAAAACTGAAGAAGAATCAAGTGTTGGTCATGCTGAAGTAGAAGTCGCTATGAATACAAATAAAGTTGCTGAATATCAATTTCAAGATACAGATTTGGCTTTAGATTCTAAATTACCTGAAGAAGTAAAGAAGACTAAATTTTACTATGACGGAGAAGATGATGATGGTTACGGAAGACAAAGAATGTCTGAAATTGAAGAACATCATTGTAAAGAATTAGCAAACCAAATATTAAAAAGCTTTAAGGGTAGAGTTTCTAAACTAAGAACATCTGTACCAAGCAAAAAGCTAGTTGCTAAATCATTAGTTTTAGATAATAGTGAAAAGATATATCAAAATAAAAAAGGTGATAATGGTAAAGATTTAAATGTAAACTTGATTATAGATATGTCTGGTAGTATGTCTGGTGAGCCAGTTAAAAATGCTACCATGATGATATATATATTTAATGAGATTGCTCATGCAGGTAAATTAAAAGGTTGTGTTATATGGTCTGAAACTGGTTCAAGATGTAAAGTACCATTTCCAATGCCAAGAGAGTTTGTAAAAAATATGCTATCTACTGGTGGTGGAGAAGGTTTAGGTAAAAATTTAAAACATTATCTTCCTGAGTTAAAAGAAGTAGACCAAAATATCTGTATGACAGATGGACAGCTAACTGATGACCCAATATTAACATCTCTGTATGAGAAAGAAAAAGTTAAAATGATGGGTGTATATGTAAATAAAGATGCTAAAGATTTATTAGAGTATACTGGCTCTCTTAGTAGATGGTTTACTACTTCTTTGGTTAGAAGAGATATTAGTGAACTATGTCAAAAATTAGTTCAGATTGGACTTAGAAAAAAAGGTAAATAAGATGAGTCAAGTTTATAATATTACTTACGAGAAGCAAAATTACAAGACAATATATAAGCAGGTTGGAGAACACGAGCTAATAGCTAATTGTCTAAAAGAAGGGTTTAAAGCTTTCGTATTCAAACATAAACCAACAAGAATTGCTATGGTTAAAATGATTAATGGTTCACCAGTTATAGGAGATTATAATGAATAATAAAATATCAGTAGTTCAAGGTACAAATAAATCTTTAATTGATGGTGTTTCTGTAAAGCATATTGGAGATAATACATATTATTTCTTAGATGATACTCTATTAGCACAAGTATCATTTGATTTACATACTCTTGAAAGAAAATTAATTGTAAAGGCTAATATACTTACTTTTGAAGAAAAAGATATATTAGATAGGTTATTAGTTAGATTAGGCTTACAAGTACCTAGAGAGCAACTTTTAGAACTATATGGAGTTAATGGATGGAAACTGAATTAAAAGTAGGAGATAGAGTTAAAGTTATAAATAAATGGGTTGGATATATGGGACAAAATCCTGATGGTCTAATGGATAAATATCTAGGAAAAGAATTTACAATAGAAGCTTTAGGTAGTATTCATCCAAAATATGGACAACGATTTAAAGCTGTTGAAAAAGGCTTTAATGAATGGACTTGGTCTGAACCAATGATTCAGATTTGCGATAAAATAGAACAATTATCTTATGATGAAAATAAAGGATGGAACTTCTAATGAAAATTATAGATGGATTATTAGGAGAGTATATATATATATCTAAACTTATGTATCCAAATGTAGTTATCTTTTACAATAACAAAAAAGTATTAAAGTCTGAAGAGATTACTAAGGTTGAAGCCAACATAAAAGGTATTGCTAAAAGTTTAAATTGTTTAGATAGTGAGTATGTTAAATATGTATTAGCTAATTTAGATGATGTAGAGGAAGTTGTATTTAATAAAGATGGTTTGGTTAGATTTAGTATTAAACCAAAAGGAGAATGATATGATTAGTAGGGAAGAAGCTAAACAAATGTTTAGAGATGATAAAGATGCCTATGGTAAACCAAGAGCAATAATGTCAAAAATAGATATTATATATGATAGTCTTGAGCCTGTAGTAAAGGAAGTTAAAATAAGTGATTTGACTTTTGATAACTCTCATAGGATTGCAGAGTTAATGTACGAGAATTTAGATATAAAAGTTGTTGAAGCATTGATGCTTGATTTAGAAGCTCAAATTCGATTTAGGGGAAAGGAGAATTAGATGGAAAAATTAATAGAAATTGGAATATTTTTAGTATTATTGTTTGTGGTAATTACTGTATTTAATGGAAAAGATGATACTGATAGCAAAAAAGAAAGAAGTGGATTTATCTTGTATACAGACTATGGTACTGGAAACCAATATATATCTACATTGTTAGATTTTACTGGACACAAGCCTAGATTAGATAAAGATGGTAAACAAGTTAATATATATACTAATCCTGCTAAGTTTTCAAAAGAAGAAAAGAAGTAATTAGGTATAATATATATCTACAAATATAAAGGATAATCAAAATGGAAGAAACAATAGAACATGAAGAGGTTGTTGAAGAAATTGAAAGTAATGAAGAAAAAGTAGGTTATGACAACTTACCTTTTAACAAATTACAAGAAGAGTTAGTTGATGTTTTAGTTACTAAAACTGGTAATGATGATAGAAATTTCTTTAGAGTTATGGTTGCATATAAATTATGTGAGATTAGTTCTAATATGAGAGCTACTATTAACTATGCAGGTACAAAAGGTATTCCTACAAATATGTATGCTTTAGCTTTAGCACCATCAGGTTACTCTAAAAATGCAAGTATGAACGTATTAGAAAAAGAAGTCTTCAGAGAGTTTAAAGATGAATTTATGACTAAGACTTTCTTGGATTTAAAAGATGCTAAGTTAGGTGTGTTAGCAGGAGAACTAGAAATACTTATGGGTATGGATGGTGATGATGCAATGAAAAAGATTAGAGAAGAGTATGAAAGATTACCTAAATATATCTATTCATTTGGTTCAAGTACGCCTGAAGGTTTCAAAGCTATGAGAACTAAACTAAGTATGGCAGGAATTGGTGCTACAAGTAATATTATTGATGAGATAGGTTCTAACCTTACTAACAATAAAGAAACTCTTAACGTTCAACTAGAAGCATTTGATATGGGTGATTCAAAACAAAAATTAATTAAAGTTGATTCAAATACAGATATGAAAGGTTCAGTTCCAAGTAATTTATTTGCATTTGGTACACAATCTAAGTTATTAGATGGTGGTAATACTGAAAAAGAATTCTTTGAATTTTTAGAAACTGGTTATGGAAGAAGATTTATTATTGGTTTTGTTGATAACCATGTTAGAGAAACAACATTAAGTGCTGAACAAATATATGATAACATAATGAATCCAATGATTGATGCTAGTCTTATCTCTTATAGTAAATATTTTAAAGATTTAGCAGATAAAACATTTTATGGTGTTGAGTTAGGTATGTCGAAAGATAATACAATTAAACTTATTGAATATAGAAAATATTGTGATGAAAGAGCAAATGCTTTAAAAGAACATCAAGATATTCAAAAAGCTGTATTAAAACATAGCTACTGGAGAGTTTTAAAAATTGCTGGTGCATATGCTTTTGCAGAAAAATCAATAGAGATAACATCAGATAATATAGATAATGCAATAGCTTTATCAGAAGAAGGTATTAAATCGTTTGTTGCAATGTTGTCAAGAAAGAAACCATATGAAAGATTAGCTGATTATATTAGTGAAGTTGATAAGAAAATAACTCAAGTAGATTTGGTTGAAGATTTGCCTTTCTATAAAGGTTCTGAATCACAAAGAAAAGATTTACTTAGTTTAGCTATTGCATATGGTTATAACAACAACATTATTATAAAGAGAACTATTAAAGATGGAATTGAATTTCTTGAAGGAGATAGTTTAAAAGAAACAGATACTAATAAAATTACTTGTTCTTGGAGTAAAGATATTGCTAAAGGTTACACTCCTGCTGTAAGTGCATTTGAGAATCTACATCAGTTAGTATGTGGAGATGGTTTTCATTATTGTTCTCATTCATTTGAGGGTGGACATAGAACATCTGAGAAAGCTATAGAAGGTTTTAATTTGTTAATACTTGATGTTGATGGTGGATTACCACTTGAAACTTGTAAGAAATTAATGAATGAGTATAAGTTCTTAATTGCTACAACTAAAAGACATCAAACTGCTGGACATGGTGATAGATACAGAATTGTTTTACCTCTTAACTATGAGATTAAGTTAAACCCTGAAGACCATAAAAAGTTTATGAAAAATGTATTTGATTTTCTTCCTTTTGAAAGTGATGAACAAACTGCTGATATTGCTAGAAAGTGGCAAAGTCATAAAGGTAGCTATGTTTATAATGATGGAAAGTTATTTGATGCACTACCATTTATACCTAATACTTCTAAGGAAGAAAAACAAAGAGAAGTATATGGTAAATACGAAGGTGTTGAAGCCTTACAAAAATGGTTTTTAATTAATAATATTGCAGAAGATGGTAGAAACAATATGTTACTTAAATATGCTTTAGCATTATTAGATAATGGTTTAAGTAGTGACAACATTAGACATAGTGTTCATGATTTTAATACAAGACTTGATGAACCTATTGGTGATAGAGAAATTGAACAAACAGTTATGAAAACTGTAATTAGAAAAGAAATAGAAAGAGAGAAATAAAATGGGAAAGACTATTGGAGTTATGTTTAATGAAATATTTGGAAAAGCAATTTCTGGAGATATTGAAATATTAAAAGATATTAAATTACAAGGAAGATTTAGCGAACAAAATGTAGAAGATGCTATGGATATACTATCTACTGAAGATATAAATAAAATATATAGTAAAAATTTTAAATAAATATATCTGGTCTTAGAGGCACACATAGGAATAATTAGCACATTTTGAGTTTAAGTGTCAGATGTCTATGTAAATCCAGTAATATATTTTGCAAAGTATAAAGGAGAAAAATTGGGAATATCGGTTATGGTTCTAGGAGAATCAGGAAGAGGAAAGAGTCGTTCAATGAAAAATTTGAACCCAGAAGAAACATTAGTTATTAAAGCTATTAACAAACCATTTCCATTTAAGAGTGTTGATTGGAAACCATGTACAAAAGAGAATCCAAAAGGTAGTTTGTATACATCAGATAATTATGACACTATTAAAAAAGCTATGTTGATGGCTAAAGATTTAGGTAAAAAAGTTATTGTTATAGATGATGCTCAATACTTAATGGCAAATGAGTTTATGAACAAAAGTGCTGTTAAAGGATTTGACAAGTTTACTGAGATTGCTAAGAATATGTGGGAGTTAATTACTACTGCAAATGAAAAGTTAGATGATGATATGAGAATTTACTTCTTACAGCATACAGAAACTACTGCAACTGGTGAAGTTAAAGCTAAAACCATTGGTAAGATGTTAGATGATAAAATTACTATTGAAGGTATGGTAACTATTGTTTTAAATGCAAATTTAGAAAGCGGTAATTATTTCTTTACTACTCAAAATAGTGGAAATGATACTTGTAAATCACCTGAAGATATGTTCCCTGAACATAGAATAGATAATGATTTAAGACAAGTTGATGATGCAATATGCGAATACTACGGTATTGAAAAACAAAAGGAGAAATAAATGTTAACTATTAAAAAAGGTTTTGTTCAAGCAGAAGGTGACAATATTGAGTTGATTGCAGATTTTGTTGTTTTAAGAAAAGCAATTAGTGAAAATCCAAAAATGAAAGAATTTTGGGACAAAGCTGTTGAATCAGAAGATATGCTAAAAGAAGTAAAAGCTTCTGAAGTTAAAAAAGATGAAGATGTGTGTGATTGTCCCAACTGTAGGTTAAGAAGAGAAATCAGAAAAGAAGTAGAAGAAGAAAATAAATTAAATAAAAAAGAAGGATTATAAAATGGGTATGTTTGATGAAATAGAAATAGAAAAAGATTTAGTAGAAGTAGAAGATAAGATTGGTGGTTTTAAAAAGTTTGATAAAACTGGTTTTTATACTGGTGTAATTGAAAAAGCTTATGCTAAAGTTTCAGATGGTGGTGCATTTGGTGTAGTTACACATATTAAAAGAGCTGATGGTGCTGTATTACAAAATACTGAATGGATTACATCAGGTACAGCTAAAGGTTGTAAAAATTACTGGATAGATAAAAATGATAATAAAAATCCTCTTCCAGGATACACAAATATCCACAACTTAGATGGTATCTTAGGTTATGATAGAGATTATCCTAAAACTGAAAAAGGTAATATTATGCTATATGATTTTGACCTTAAAACTGAAGTTCCAACTGAAGTTGAAATCATATCTGAATGGGTAGGAAAAGAAATTGGATTACTTGGTATGGTATTGATTGAAGATAAATGGAATGAAAAAACTAAATCTGTAACAAAGTTTGAAGTTAAACATTTTGTTGATGCTAAAACTGGTAAAACTAGAAATGAACAAATTTCTGGAAAAGATGGATTTAAAGCTAAATGGGTTAAAGCTTATGGTGAAGATTACGTTGTAGATAAAAGAGAAGAGTCTAAAGGAGCTTCTGTTGATTCTGCTGGTGCAACTAAAAGTGATGATGATTCTCCTTTTTAATAGTTATGAATCCTAATTTTGTTAGGTATCAACCTGAAATAAAAAAAATCACTAAGGCTAATTCAGTCTTGGTGAATAATAGGATTATATACATAGTTAAAAAAGATGAAGTTGGTAAAGCTTCTAAATTTTATTGTACCTATGATTATGAAACTAAGATTAAATTAGGTTTCTTTTTTACCAAAGATGAGATAGAAAATAAACTTACTATATTATTTAAAAAAGAAAAAATGTTGGATAGATTAGATTTATTCTTTAGTAAATTAGACAAAAGGAGTTAGCATGGAATGTGAAGGTAAAAGTTGCAAGATATGTGAGCGTAGAAAGAATTGTTATAGATATGGTAATTAATATGAAAAATATAATGATAACAGTTCCTAAAGCTCCAGTATCAGCAAGTAGACCTAGAGTTCCAAGATATGGGAAACCATATTATAACGAGCCATACAATACATACAAACAATATTTAAAAGATTATATGAAGATGTTTATGTTTGAAAGTAAAAACCTCGTATATCCAAAGTATGAGCCATTACATATAGATATTATATTTTATATGGAAATACCTAAGTCTACTTCTAAAAAGAAAGCCTTAACTATGGAAGGTTTATTTCATGTAAAAAAACCAGATAAAGATAATTTAGAGAAAGCTGTACTTGACTCAATGAATGGTGTAGTTTATCATGATGATGGACAAGTGTGTAGTTCTACTGTTAAAAAAATTTATAGTTCTAATCCAAGAACAGAAATTAATATAACAAGTTTGGAGCTAGGAAATATATAATGGATGAATTAATTAAAAAAGCAAATGAGTATGCTAAATTATTCAAATCAAAACAAATAATAATAAAAGGAAAATAGAATGAGTGATGCAATTAAAGGACTGGTTAAATTCCAGACAGATAGAGAGTTAGATAAAAAACCATATGAAGCACTAAATGAACACACAAATATTGTTGCAGAGTTATTGGAAACTCTTGGACTAAATGTTCCAAAAGAAAATAGAACTAAATTTGGTGTTGAGTTTGCTAAGTTTGTTGCCAATGCTAAAATTGAAGGCTTAACTACTGATATTGAAGATTTTGAGGAAAACAAAGAACATGAAACTGTAGATGGATACTGTGATGTAATTACATTTGCTGTTGGTGCATTACTTAAATTAGGTTATGACCCAGAGAAATCATTGCAACAATGTTCTCAAGAGATTAACTCAAGAGCAGGTGTTATGTTAAATGGTAAGTTTGAAAAAGACATGAGTGAAGAAGCCCAGTCATTATGGCTACCTGCTAATTACACATTGGCTTTACTAGATGGCAAATAATAAGTATAATAGAATTATAAAAAACAATAGTACAGACTATGAGCTTACTGTTGATGTTTATGATGTATTAAAAGCATTTGATGTAAAGTGTCCTGCATTACAACATTTGATTAAGAAAGCATTGTGTGTAGGTATTAGAGGTCATAAAGATTCTAGTACCGACTTACAAGATATTATAGATAGTGCTATTAGAGCAAAAGAATTAAATAAAGGATAAACCAAATGAAAATGGAATTAGAAAGAGATGAACTATTAGATGCAGTTAAACTCTATATAAAAAGTAAAGGTGTTGATTTAGATAATCAAGATGTAGATATAAGAGTAAGTAAAAATGGTATTACTACAGTAACTATTACAGATGTAAAAGACCAAACTGGACTACCACTAAATAGTCAAGAAAAGCCATTTAGTAGTTAGTCATCACATTATTAGAGTTAGATTCAAAACCGAATTCATTACTGAATTCTTCTAACTCTTTATCTAGTAATTCTTGTTCATATCTCTCAATCTCTTCACTTTCCCCTCTAGCCATAGATTCTACCCAATAAGCTACTCCCATTCCAATAACATCAATAATATCATCATGTTTTAAAGAACCTCTATTTTGTGTAATATGAGTAAGTTGATAAGTAAAACTATAATCTTGCTTTTTCTCAGCATCTCTAATTAAAGGAGTTTTATTAACTATTAATCTATGTTGCATCATTACTGGTTCAAGTGCATCAATAATTCTAACTTCTTTTTGTGATGATGCTCTTAAATCTTCAACCATACAATTATGAGTTCTTCTAAGATATGGTTTTAGTAATTCACTAAATGCACCATCTCCAAAGTTTGACTCTATTTGAACTAAATTAACTTTAAATTGTTTTGCTATACTTGCTAATTTTTCAAGAGAAGCAGACTCATATCCTCCATCAGTTCCACCAAAATCTAATACATATACCTTACCTGCTAATTGTGCAGTAACACAGTATGCTGTTTCATCTTTACCCCTACCAGATGGGTCAATGAACATAGCTATACCTTCATATTCAATTCTTTCATCACCTATGAACGAAGGCTTACGAAGAAAATCACCTCTAAAACCATTATGTTTTAAATCATATAATGTATCTTTTTTATCTGTACTATATTCTATATTTATAGAAGCTTTTTTGCTATCTAAATCCATAACAATTAAATCTCTTAATTTTAGTGGAAATTTCTCTTCATCAGTTAATGCAGTATCTAGCATATAGTGTAATTTATATCTTGCCTTACCTTTTAATTTTTGTTTAGCAAGGTGTGACATATTGTTTCTTTTATCTGTAGCTTCACCTACTTTGTAAGGATTTCTATTTATCTCATGTAAAATATGTTTAGCTAAATCACCTTCATAAACTGATATATCTTCTGGATATTCTGCTGGAATAATACTTCTACTAAATCCATCATTTAGCATTGTGTTATATACAGATTCACTTGATTGAGGAGTACAAATACATAGCTCTCTAAATACTCCTGCAATACCTAAGTTTGCTGTATCTCTAACACCTGCTAATAATTTTTCTCTCTTCTGAGCTGTATCACTATTTTCAGGTATCTCAACATCATCATAAACAATAAAAGAACTTCTTGAACCAGTTTTAGCTGAAGTAACGCCAAATGCACATAGAGATGGTGAATCATTAGGTCTTCTACCATTTACATCAATCTTTCTTGAAGAAGCTCTATCTGCACCAGTTGGAGCTAAGTGCATTAATAATGGAATTGTCTGTAGCATCTGTTTTACAAAAGTAATAAATGATTCAGCTCTTGCAGATGTAGCAGATATTACTGATATAACTTCATTTTTATTTCTCAATAACATCCACGCACACAATATTTGAGTAGCCAATGATTTAGCTAATCCTCTTTGTGCTTGTAACATTAATGGTTCTTGACTAGATATAAGTTTTGAAATATATTTAGCCATATATAATTGGTCACGAGTTGGACATGGTAATCCTAAATTCCAAAAACAATATTTAAAAAATTCTTTGAAGTTATTAACTAATATTCTTTTATCATCAATAGTTAGTCTTGAATAATCTTTTATTTTATGAGTATATGTTTTTGTTTCATGAGATGCTAAAGGGTAAATATATTTAGGTATAAACCCTTCTCCTATTTTGTATTCTACTTCCATTATTTTTCCACTATTAGAGCATCAATAATATCTGATTCAGATTCTTCTCTTTTTTCTTCAACTACTTTATTGTTTTTAAGTAATGTTACTACAGCACCTAAATCATTTGGTTTAATCTTTCCACTAGATAAATTATCAATACAAGTATCAATCAGCTTTTCATTTAGAAATTCTAACTTTTGCCTTACACTCATTCCTGCTGTAGAAACTGGTGTTGTAGAAACACTAGGAAGGTACGCAGTACCTTCAGGTGTTTCGTCTATCTTTCCTAATTGTTCAAAAAAATCATCTTCCATTTTATTTATTCTCCAGTAAACTTTCTTTTGCTGTTCTAACTCCATAAGTATTTCCAAGTGGTGCTATACCAAATACATTTCTTATAAGTCCATCAGTTGTTTCCATATTATACAATGATTTTCCAGTTTCTGTCATTGTTCCTTGTATTTTAGCAAATAAATCTATAATAGGAAGACTCATTAATACGTTCTGAGCTTCAGACTGATGCCTAGATGGGCTAAATATTCTTTCCCCAGCAAATGTATTGGATACAGTATCAATAGCTGTAGGAATATAACTAGATGAAGGCATAAGTGATACAACTCTTCTTACTATATTTTCTGGTTTTAATGATTCTTCAAGTTTCTCCTTATTGGTTGCATTGTTCATATAGTTTTGTCCTACAGAAGCAACAGTTAATGCAGAAGCTTGAGCCATAAACATACCCATCATGTGAGCATCTTTTCTTGTAAGCATTCTACCTAATTGAGCAACATAAGATGTAACCATATAATCTTTTAGCTCAAGAAACATTTTACCAAACAATGTATTTTTAAATAATTTTTCTCCTACAACATTACCAACCTTATCTCCAAGCATAGATTTTTGTATAATATTGTTAGATATTCTTCTTACAGAATTTGTTAAAAATTTTTGTGCTTCAGAATCAGTCCAATTTTCATATCCTAACTCTTGTACCTTGTGTCCATTAGACCATTTTTTCTTTTCAAACTTACCAAATTCTTTTATTTGGCTATGTATTCTTTTAGCCATATTTTCGTCAAAACCATACTCATTAAGATTCTTAATATCAAGCTTTGATAGTTTACCTTTTCCTTTACCTGCTATCTGTGCTATTTCATTTATAACTGTTTTCGATATAATTATCTCTCCATTAGCTGTCAATGGTTTTACTCCTCCAACCATAAGCGTAGCATCAGCAAACTTTGCAGAAATATTTTCCATTTTATCTAATATTCCATCCCTAATCCCAACTTGAGATAATCCTTGCAAATCAAATTCATGGTCATAAGCGTTTGGGTTAATATCTCTAGTAAGTGCAGTACCAAGTCCTATATGTGTTTGTATTTCTTGTGCAAATTTATCATCAATATTTCCAGTTTTCATTTGCTTAATTAACGACTTAAATGAGCTAAATTCCATAAAGTTCCTAATACCAGTTCTAAATACTAAACCACCCATCTCAGCACTCATTGTAATACCAGTTTGTCCTAATAAACGAGCAATATTAAGATTTGATGAAATTCTTTGCCCTTGAGTTAAAGCACCAAATGGGTCTACAGATGTAGGCTTTCCTAAGTAGTCATCTATAATCTCATTGAATCTTGTCATTTCACTTTGAGCATCTCTCTGATTAATACCTTTTTCTGATAACTCTTTTGCTATCTTACTTTTAACCCTAATTCTTTCTGCTTCTGTACCTAGAGTTAAAACTTCATCTTCATTCTTTGTAAATAATTCATTAACTATATTGTTTAACCTATCTATTTCAACTTTATTATCTTTTAATAATTGGTTATACACATCTTCAAATCCATCCTCTGTTAATTTTAACTTATGAGCATCTCTAGCCAAGTTTGTAAAGAAAGATGATTTAGATTCTATTGCCTTAATTATGTCCTCCATGTTGTTTTTAAAATCATCAGGTATATTTTTTCTTATAAACTCTAAAACCATTTTCTTCTCATCTTGAATAATTGATTCAATTTCTTTTTTAGATTTTTCTGATTTCATAATATTATTTGCTGTATTCCCAAAATCTCTTAATGCACTATTTATAGTGTCAGTTATTTTTTTAGTAGATTCAAAGTCAAATACTTTCTTTGGGAATACAAATTTAGTTTTTTCTAGTGCTACAGCTCCACCCATCTTTCTTGAATATTGAGTGTGATTACCTAAGATATTTTTATTAACTAAATCCATAAAAGATAATTCTACTTCTTCACCTTTTGAATTAATAAACTTTTGTCTATGAGAATAATCAAATGGACTTCTGAATCTTGATGATGTACCAGTCTTTTTAAATGATTCTGCTGATTCTTTGAATAGAAAATTAGCAAGTTCAGGATTAGTACCAATTAGCTTATCTTTATTACTAGCAAGTACACCTCTTATTATATCATCAAAGCTATTACCACTCATAGAAGTTGCTGTATCTGACTTGTAGATAGCTTCAGTAAGTAAATCTGATATCTCCCTAAGACTATCTAAGTCTGCTTGAGATAATGTCTTGTCCTTAGTTCCAGTAGCTTCAAGTAGTCTTTTATCAGCCATACTTACAAGTGAACCATTTACAAAAGATTTTAAATCATTCTTCTTTAGATGTTTACTGTCAATAACTTTATCCATATTTCTATTATAAACTATTGGCATATACTTAGCATTTTGTTCTATTCCACCTTCTTCAAAACCAGATTTTCCATATTGCTTTAGTATACCATGACTTTTTATTGCATTATCAGAACTTGCCTTTATTAACTTCTTAGCCAACTCAGTAGCGTATTCTTCATCTGCTCCATAGCTTTTAAGCATCTCAACACCAATAGATAAAGTATCTTCATCAGTAACAGTATCTCCGTATAGATTTCTGTGCATTTGCATATTACCTGCAATATTTGAAACAACTACTCTAGCATCTGACCATCTTGATGTAACCCAGTTTTTGCCATATACTTTATCTGCAAAATCTTTTACTAGTGGGTTGAATAAAGTTTGGCTCTCCTCAATAAGTCTATCTTCTATTGCAAGAGCTTCTTCATTCATTGTTCTCATTCCAGTAGCATTTCCTTGCAGAGTTGAATCTTTAAAGTTTTGTCTACTAAATTCAGAAATAATATCAGATGGAGATTTACTTGTTAAGTGCTTTAAATCTAGTCTTAACTTAGATGCTACACCTTTATTAAATGTTCCATCTTCTGCTCTCTTTTGAAGATTAAATAATTCTTCTTCATAATCAGATTGTTTTCCTATATTATGTTTTTTAAAGTGAGCTTCTAATAATTCATCTTTGGCTTCTTTTGTATTTGCTGAAATTAGTTTTTGTTCAAATTCATTAGTTATCTTCATTTTTGCTTTTATATCATTTCTTGCAATTTCTAATACTCCATCACTAAGATTTCCCCACTTTGCACCAACAACAGCTCCTATCCCTGCTCCAAGACCTAATTCAAGATTAGATTTTTCAGTATCACCTAATGCTCCTTTTGCATATTCAAATACTGCACCTTCTACAGCTCCATAACCTGCTCTACCTAGTATTCCAGTATTTAATGCTAAAGCAACCTTTGGTAATACAAACTGTGGTGCTATATAAGCAGGTATATTAGTTACTTCACTTGCAAACCTAAGTCCAAAACCGAGCATACCAGAATTATCTAATCCCTCTTCTATGTGTGTTTGATGTTGGTATTCAGATAGAAGTTGTTTAAAATGAGGAAGACTTTTTGCTCTATCTCTTAAATCATCTCTAAAGTCTTCATGTATACTTTCCCCATATTGTTCAATAAGTACATCTTTTTTTGCATCAGAGAAAGACTTATCTTCCTCTACCTTGTAATCATCATATGCCTGAATTGACTCATCAACTGCAATACCAATTAAACTATCGTCTTTTAATGCTCTTCCAAACATCTGAGATGTAGTTGATTCTTGCTTATTTACAAGCTCAACCATAGAAGTATTTATTTCTCCTTTATCTATGTCTTTTTTTAAATTTTCAAGTAAACTCATTTTATTTTTCCTTATTAATTATCTTAATCTTTTCATCTACTGGTAAACCATTTATATAATCCAATATTTCTTTTTCATTTGACTTTTTAAAATGACTATCAATTTTTTTCATGATACTAGGATTCTTCTTTACTTCTAATTCTATAATCTTAGATACAGTCTTGTGTTCTTCGTTAGTTAATACAGTAGTTGATTCAGAGCTATATCTACCAAATGAAAGAACTCTATCTATAAAACTATCTGCTGTTTCAGATAATGATTCAGTTAGTGCTTTAGCATTTTTCTTTATAGACAATCCAATCATACCTATTTTTGAAGCATTTTCTATATTAGCTTCTTGAGGTGTTTTTTCTATTTTGTTTTTTGATGAAAATAACATCATAGATTCAGCTTCCATTTTCTTTTTATTTCTAACCGTAATTTCTAAATTCTCTGCTTCTTCTTTATTTTTATCTCTTCTTTTTGTCATATAGTTTGCTATAGATTTAGGAGTCATTGCACTAGTTACTGGCTCACCATCACTATTTAATAAAGTAATCAAATCACCAGTTCTTTTTATATCAGTTATATCAGCATTTACATTATCTTGGTTTTGATATATTAAGAACTCTGCAATATTTTCTTTTGTTTCTAATCCAGTACCTTCAGTATCAATTTCTACATCATCATATTTTAATAATGGTTTCAACTCTAGTTCTTTGATAGCCATAGCCATAGCATCATCTCTTGGATAGAATCTACTGTATGCTCTAGCTTTCCTAAATAATGCTTGTTGTTGTCCAACACTAAAATCACCGCTATAGTCAGCATCTATTTTTTTTACAAATTCAGATGAGCTTATAGACTTGAAACCAAATTCTTTTTTGTTTAATAACAAATTTCTAGCTACATCAAAATCATTCTCAGTTAAATTTTTCTTGTCAGCATTTCCAGTTGTTAGTGCATAATCCAGCTCAACATAGTTTGATAAATCAGTATTGTTAAATCCATATCCATCACTTACAGCTTGAGTTATTTTACTATATGATTCCAAAGCATCTTTTGGAGATATAATTGATAAGTTTCCAATATTCTTAATATGAGTATCATAAGCTTTTATTTTAATATTATTCTTCTTTGCTACTTCTATACCTTGAATTCTTGATATTTCATCATCTTTTGAAATCATCACTTCAACAAAACCTTCTGCTCTAGCCTTAACATCATTTCTTATGTCAGCATAGGTTTTACCATATCTCTTGTTAGAATCAACATATAGTTTATTTATGTCTGCTTCTCCAATAGAACTTTTAGCAACATAAGACGATATACTATCATCATAATTAAGACGTTCAATTTTATTATGTAGTATATTCATTTTTGATTCTACATTCTTTGTAAACCTTGCATCATTTATTTCATTATATACTGGATAAAGCTCTTTCATTTCATCTATTGTTAATCTTCCTGAAACTATATCTTGACTGTTTTCTGCTAAATCATTTTCAATACCTATTGATATTTGACCAAGCAATAATGCTTTAGCGTTCTTAATACCATTCTTAGAAAAAGAATTAGCATATAAATCAACTTCTTCCATAGTTATATTTTTTCTCTGAGATGCAATAGTAGGTATAGCTTCATTTTTAACCAAATCAACAAAATCATCTTGTTCTATTTTTTGAGCAAAACCTAATTCTTTATTTTTATACATATTTGAATGGTTTTTATACTTATCCGTTTTGTATTCAAATTGGCTTTCAAAATAATAGTTATCTATAAAATCTATTCTATCAGAACCATTCATTGATACAAAATTATTATCAATTTTATTTTGCTCCAACCCTGCTTTTTCTTCAAGAAATAACAAAGCATCAGAATCTATTTTTTCAGCTTCAGCTCTATTCTCAAGTATTCTCTGTTTTTCATCTCTATTTTCTTGTGCTTTAGAAACTTGTCCAAAAGAATCTAAACCATTTGCTACTATTTTTGCTAAACCTTCACCAACACTTGTGCCTTTTGATTTACCTATATTTATTCCGTAATCTATATTATTAATCATAAAACATATCCTCTTTTTATTTAGTTACTACCTGCAAAACTTCCACCCATAGAAATAGCTGTAGTTGCACCTTTAGTACCACCTTGAACAGCTCCAATTACTGTTGATGCTAATACACTCTCTTTACCTGCTCTTGCGTTTGCCATAGTCTGTTCTGTGTCAATCTTTTTTGCCAACATACCTTGTGCTATGTTTATATTATTAATATCAACTTCTTTAGCAACTTTTCCTTTTGCTTCACTTGCTTTAGCTCTTTGTGTAAATTTCATTCTCTTCTCAAGATTTCCGCCAACACCACTTTCTGCTTGAATAACAGTTGCTCTACCTTTTGCTTTTAAAAATGCTCTTGATATATCAGTCATTTTCTCTCTTGCAATACTTTCTTGTTCTTCCATTTGTTGGTCAGCAATACCTGATTGAATACCATATCTTCTTTTAGACTCGAATCTCTGAACATCTAGTCTTCTGTTATTCTTTTTTGTTTGTTGTCTATTAGAGTATGCTGTAACACCAGCTACTACCCCCATTGCTACCCATGCCCATGCCATACTACTCTCCTTCTATTAAATTTTTTTTTGCATAATCAATTAGGTCATCTATACCTTCTGATTTATTTTTATCTATAAGTGTTTCTTCTAATTTGTATATGTCAGTTTCATCTGTTACGTGAATTGTTTGCCATAGCATATCTTCTTCTATATACAATACTTTTCTAACTCCAGCATCAGATTCAAATGTATATGGTGCAGTAATCTCAACAGCTTGTTTTCCATCCCAAACTTTAGCTCTACCACTAAGAACAATATTTAGGTGTTTTGTATTATGTACATGACCTACGACTATCATTCCTTTAGGCATAAAAATTTCTCTACTATATACATTCTTGCTAAATCGGTGTGTTATTGGAAGACCGCAAGGAGCTGTGCCTTCATGTTCTATTAGTTCATTCATTCTGGTATCCTTAATATTTTTATTAATTATACCAGATTTTACTACCATCTTGCTTTTTTACTTCTTGAATCAATATGAATCCATGATTTATATAATCCAATACCATATTTATCTTTATACTTATTATCTAAATAATTGTAAACATATAATGGTTTTATACCAGATACTTTTATGTCCGCACCTCTTCCAGTTAAATGTTTTGAGTTTTTAGCTCCACCTACATTTTTATTGTGCTTAGTACATCTACATCCTGATGTTACTATTACTGGTTGTCCAAAATGCTCTCTTAAATCATCTAGTATTTCTGCTAACTCATAATCAACAGTATCAAATCCGCAACCACATCTACAAGCAAATTCGCTTCTTTTAAAATATTTCATTTTTAACCTCCATTATCTAATTTGTTTAGTATCTTTTCTATACCACTTTCTAATTTATCAAACTTCTCGTCAATATGTTTTTCCATTTGCTTAAACATCTCTTTAGATACAAACTCAACTCTAACTTGCTCCATAGTTGGTGCATTAGCTAGTTTTGTTTTATGCTCAGTTATTGTTTCATTCATAATGTCTAACTTCTCAAAAAATTTTGAATGTAATGCTTCATCTGAGGTATTGTGCCTTCTTGATGTTTCTCTTACTTCATCAATATTTTTTATGTGTAGTTTTTTTAAATCATCAATATCTTTATTGTTCTGCTCTGTTTTGTTTTTAACAGTTACAATAGTAGCTACATAAGTAACTATAGCTACTGCAATACTAAAAAGTAGACCTAATAAACTAATTACCCAGCCTTCCATTTATTCTCCTAAACAGTTTAATCTACACTTAGCAATACAATCCGCTTTGCTAGATGTTATATTAACTTTACTTACTAAAGCATCTCTTTTCTTTTTATATAAATCTATTTTATCTTGAGTTGAAACACAACCACCAAATAACAAACCAATTAATACAACACCAAATATCTTTTTCATAGTAATCCTTTAACAATTTTTCCTGCTATTACAACAGCACTATATATTTCTTTCTCTGTATTTTTACCATCCCAGTAAGCAACAGCACCATAATCTCTTACAGTATCATAGTATCTTTTTGCTATTTTTCTACCATACCATCTCTTAAAGCATGATTTTGAATTTACTTCTCGCATCATATTGTTAAAGAATACTCTATCAGCTTCATCTTTATCTTCTATTGTTTTTCCTACAGCATACATTTCATCATGTATAGCACAAGGTATTGTAAAGTCAAGACCAAATAATGTGTCTGGAACTAACCAAGCATTCCATCCAGAACCACAACCATTTTTAGGAATAGACTTATCAAAAAGTCTACTCTCTATATTTTCAGGTATATAATAATTAACCATCTGTTTTATACTCCCTTACTCTGCTACATAGATTGTAAATCTATTATCAATTGAACCATTCACTCTTAATTCTGTAACTGCAATGTCTAATTTATCAATGTAATAAATTCCACCTGCTTTGAAGTTAAAAGTTAATGCACCTATACCACCTACCACTATATTTTCTTTTAGATAAATTCTATCTTCACCTTTAACTTTATATGGCATATAGTATGTATCATTTGGTAATTCTGTTGTAAAGCTAAAAGTAACTTCATCTCCTACTTTGTATCGTGTATTTTCAACAGTTATATCTGTAATGGGTAATACTACCTCTTCAACTACTGGTGCTACATACACCTCATAATCACTTGCATTTGGAAGAGTTGCGATAAACGCTTCACTAGCACTGATAACATTTCCGTCTATTTTATTTATAAATTTCATTTTATTCTCCATTGTACCATAATACACAAATTCCGTCTGTTCCATCACCAATAGGGGAAGCCGAACTACACGCACCTGCACCATAACCAGTTGGGGCATTATCTGTACCTCCACCTCGACCTTCATAGTCATAACCTCCACCACAGCCACCAAAGCCATCGTTAGAACTGTATCTTGTAGCATGAGGCAATATATTTTTAGTGACAATTACACCGTCAATTACTTTTGAAACAGTTAAAGGTAAAGGATTATTACTAGAACCAGCTTGTGCTGTTCCATTAGTACCTCCATTTTCTCCAACACCAATCTCATAAGCTGACCCGACTGGAGTTTTACCACCTTTTGCAGTAACATAAGTACCGAATGATGAATCTCCTCCATCATTTCCTATTAAACCACCAGCTCCAATTGTTACAACTACTGTTTCATTTGGTTGAAGTGTTATCTTATGGTAAGTCATAGCACTTCCACCGCCGCCACCTGTATATGGTTGAGCAGTACCAGAACCAGCTCCACCACCACAAATTCCAATAACAACTGTTTGAACTTTATCTGTCGTGTTGGTGTAAATACCACTTTCTGTAAACTCTACTTTATGTGTATACTTATCATCAAACCATAATAAACCACCTTTTGTACCACTTAATAAACTTTCTATAGGTGTACTCATAACGCTACCCTCCAACTTCCATTATTATAAACTAATCTAAATTCTATCAGTAATGTACTTACCGATATATCATCTGCAATACCACCAATCGTTTTACCATTTCTTAAAATAGTTAGCGGATTAGCTAAAAGCACTTCTTTTGTTGCTATATTCTTAAATCTAATCTCATCATTCTCACTAGGCGTAGGTGGTAATGTTATTGGAAAAGAACCTCCAGTTGTATTAAACGATATCTCATCATTTACAACAGCTGTATATGCTGATGTTTTTGTCACTGGTTTAAATGCCTTAACTCTATATAGTTTCTCTAAATATGATTCCGTTCTTCCACTAGGCATATTTTACTCCTTAATTATGTACTGTTATCTTGATACCTGCTGTTGATGCAGTATTCCAAGATGCTATTGTTGGTATTATTGCAAATAACCCACCGTCATTTATTCCTGCACTATCTCTATATAGTTCAAATTTTAAAGTTTGTCCAGCATTAAAAGAAAGTTTCTCAGACATACTAAAAGGTGAAATATTGTTATTTGTGTCAATTCTAAAGGCAATGCTTGAGCCAAACTGTACATCATCAATAAGAACCCTTGATATAACTACACATTCTCCTATACTAGTATTTCTACCAAAATGTGCCAAGAAGTCTATATGATACTCTGAATCTACTTTAAAAGTTATTGTTCCGTTACTGTCCATTGATATATACTCATTGTCTACTGATGCCCCAAATTCAACCTGCATAGGAACATCAAGAGCAGAAGGTAATTGATAACTTTCTACTGAATAACTATTTAAAACAACTTCTTCTGGTAATATAATAGATAGTTTTTTATCATTTCTAAATTCTCTAACGTCATATATCTCCAAAATTCCATCACTATTCCCTTCTTGAACAATAACTTTTGCTAACTCTTCTACTTCAAGACCTTGAGTTGAAAGAAATGTATTTACAGTTGCTTCTTCTTCTGCATCTTCAAGTTTTCTATATGTATTATGTCCATACTCAATATAGAAGTTATCTGTTACAACACTTCTCATTATTGTGTGACAAACAAAATGTGATGTTGGTATAGCATCAAGACCAGCTCCACCTGCTTTATCTTCATTTATGTAATTAGTATTTTGTGCAACTATAGGTGTCAATTCAGGTTGTATACCATAAACACCATCTATAGGAAATATTTGAAATGCTGATATACTAACTGAATCATTCCAATTAACTACTAAAGCATTAGGGGTATTAACACTACCACCTTTTACATCTATTTCAAATACATTGGTTTGGTTTTTACTAACTAATCCAGTATCTTTATAAAATTTGCTTGATTCATAATTTTTAATTCTTGCATACATATTTCTCATAAATTCATTAGAAAATGAAGCACTATCTCCAACAGAAGTTATTGTAGTTCCATCACTAGAAGCTATCCTTCCAAGCTCATGTATACTTTTTTGTTCTTCTATTGTAAATACTGTATTTGGGTTTGATAATACTATTCCAGTAGCATTAACACCTACTATTCTATACTCTCCAGAACTTAAACCATGACTATTATTTGATGTAGCTGGAGTTGTGTATAATACACCATCTATAAAATATAATAAACTAGGAGTATCAAATGTAGTATCTCCTTCTATTGCATCAATTAACTTAGAGCCAGTATTCACTATACCATGAATATTTGATTCTAAATTATCAACTTTATCTTCAAGAGTTCCAGTTCTCAATAATGAGTCTGACAATTCTGTTGATAATAATATAATTGAATCATTTATGTTTGCAATATCTACCAATAGCTGTGGCAATACACTTGAATCAAATATACCAAAAGCTTCTACTGTAATTTCATCATCCTCAAGTAGTGGAGTAGATAACAATATTGTATTTCCATCAGTTGCTTGATAAGAACTTCTTGGTAATCTTAGACCATTTTTATACACCATAACATAGTTTAAATCATAAGATAATTCAGTCAATAATGTTTGTGAATCTACACCAAGTATTTCAGTATGTGTAACCAAACCATGTACATCAGAGCCAATAGTAATCCATGTACCATTTATACTTATTCTTATTTCACTAAATGTACTATTAAAATATAAATCACCTGACTTTATAGCTCCACCTAGTGGATTAACTAATGGATTTAGCTCGTACACTCCATAGTATCTTTCTCTAAAAGAATCCCAAGCTTCTTGTGCAGATATAGCATTATCTTCAGCATCTAATACTGCTGTTTTTAATGGTTCAGAATCTATATTCATGATAGCACTTTTCATAGGCTCAGAACCTACATTAGCTATTGTAGTGATGTTTTCACTATTTGTTTTTATGTAGTCAATATTACTTGAAGCTGTAACAACAGCATCTATATTTTCAGCAACTACTGTTGTGTCATTAGGTGGACTATCTATACCTTCTCCGTTGTCTGTGAGAACAAGTCTTACTTCATCGCCAGATGCTGGAGCTTCATTAAACAATACAAAACTACCAAGAACATCATAATTTGCTGTTACTATTCTTGATTCTATTGGAATTTCTAAAGAATTATCTTTTACCCAAACACCAACATGACTATCTGATAAAACACTACCTACAACCTGAAAGCTTTTTTGAGAACCGTCTGCTGTATATGTTTGTTCGCTTATTACTGCCATTATATATTCCTACTTCTTATTTTTAATACACCCTCTACGGATATAGCATTTATATTACAACCACCATTGTAGCTAGTTTTAAATTCTATGTAAACCTTTTCACTATTTCCACCTATAAAAATCTTCCTATTAAGAAATCTATCTAATACTTCTTTTTCCGTACCTCTTTCTGTATTTATAATATTAAGATTACATTCACCATTTCTATTTACTTTTATATTCTTAACATAGAATGGTTCTCTTATTATTCTTGTACCTTGTTTTGTTTCAATATTAAACCTTGACAATCTAACCCTTGATTCATAACTTACGTTATGTATTCCAGTAGTTGTATCAACATCTACGAAGTTACTTGTAACTGGTAATGAATAGAGTTCAATCTTACAAATCTTATTATCATCACACAAAACATATAAAACATTATCTAATTCAATCAAAGAATTAATAGTTGAAGATAGTTCCCACTCAGACCAAGCAGACATTATTTTCTGAGAGTTCTGTATAAAGTATTTATATACATATATCTTATTTCTATTCTCGCTATCAGTAAAGAAAACCATATTATTACCACTTGATGTAACTACTCTATCTATCGTACTTGGTAAATAACCTTCTATATGGGTACTTAATGAATCAGCTGTTGTAGTATCTGTATTTATTGATGCAGGTCTATATGATAATACTTCAAAAGATTCACCAATTTTTCTAAAAAACATAAGTTCATTATCTAAAACTATTGGTGATAAATTATTATCACAAGCATAACTAGATGTCTTACCTATTCTTGTTGTTGATGGACTAAGTACATCTCCACCAGATAGAACAAATTGAGAATTGTCACTCCATAAAGTAAGACTACCTGCTGTAGCATTTACGTTTCTAATAATTGAAACAGTATCACTATCTACACTTGCATCTATTGGGTCTGAATCAACTAATTCAATAACAGTAGTAGCAAAAAAGTTATAATAACTTCCAGCTTCACTTAGTATTACATTTTCTTCACTTGTAAATCCTAGCCTATTTTTAAAGAAGAATAAATTAGATATTTTACTACCTATAAATGATGGTAATGGGTTTGAATCTCCATCCCCCTTAACTCTATTTTTCCATACACTTTGGAATCCATCTACTGTTTCGTCATAATGTACAAATCCTATTACAAATGTTCCATCAGATTGCCTAACTATCTTTGCTGGTAATGATTGTTTAGATAATTGATAGTATATACCTTCTTGAGCTGTTTCACTCCAGTATTCACCATTCCATTTCAAGTAATAACTAGTAAATGAATCTTTGTCTGTTCCAGTAATAGCTATTGTTCCAACTTCTTCTTCCGTAAAACCAAGCATTTTAGCTGGTAAGTCAGAAATCTTTGCAACACTATTAGTCCATCCGATAGAAGCTTGGTCACCCCAAGAATCTGAAGAGCCAAATGTAAAAGATTCTTCACTTGTTATGTATACAATAGAACCTATATTCTTAGCTGTTATTCCAGATATTCCATTAAGAGTATTTGACATAGCAACAGCAGAAGAATAAGAGTTAGTTCCAGTTGAAGAATACGTATTTCCATTAATAGAAACATAATAAGTATATCCTCCATTTTGACCATCATTAAAACTTCTCTTTATCCAATAAAAAGCCTTATATATTGTGCCTACTGGAGTCTTTTCATCAACAACTTTTGCTGTAATATTTCTGTTTAATAACCAAGTAGTATCTCCAACTGTAAGGAACTTGCAATCCGAGTGTTCAACAATAGGATTTCCATCATTCTGCCATTCAATTAATGGATTAGTTCCTGACGAATTAACAGTCTTTTTATTTCCATTTATATCATATATTCTTAGTTCATTATCAACTATAATCATATTATACTTTTCTAACCCATCTCCTCTATCGTATGAGTGTACTGGCATATTGTTAGTAAATGTAACTGTGTCACTATTTATTAGTTCGAGTCTGTTTCTTCTTTTTAAACCATTAGATACTGTAGGAACAAAATTAACCATATCTTCAACTTGATTATCAAATCTAGCTTCATCTGGTTGTCTACTTATTCCACCTGAGAGATTATTTATATTGTGATTTACTACAGACATTATAAACTACTCATATTTAATAGATTTGATTCATATTCGCCTTCTAGCGTATTTGTATTAGATATTCTAGTGTCATATCTAATTGCATCAATCTTTGCTTCTTTCAACTCTGTTCTTCTTATTGCTACATCTTCAGTATTTCCAACAATATCTATGTATGACTTTAGTGATGCAGTTTGTACAACTAGATTAGCTATAGCAAAAGGTAAGTCATCAAATGCAACATCATCTATAACCTCTAAAGTTATTGAGCTTGTAAAAATAAAAGAATTAGTTTCTTTGTTGTATGCTTTCCAATCTCTAATTATTACTTCAGGATTATCCGCTGTACCAGTAGCTGTAAGAAATGTGTCTGGAATAACAATATTATTTTCATTGTTTGGAGCAAAGCTAATAGTTAGCTCATTAAATTTCCATCCATAGTTTAACACTTTCTTTTTTGCTATATCTATTTCTTTACTAATAAGTATAGCTGTAGGTAAGTCATCTATTACATCAGAAGAGTCTAAAGGTAGTTCATTTAATGCGAGTAATATTTCGTTAATTGCATCTCTTTTATTCATATTATATCCTTTTTTTGAATAAAAAAAAGGGAAGAAGTTTCCCTCCTCCCTTTTTTATTTCACGTAATTAAAACCTATACGTTTTCTGTACCAGTTGTAATTGCAACCAATGAAGCAGGATTAAGTGTACCATATCCAGATGCCAATTGTGTTTTCATAACATATTGGTCATAATCATCATCTACCCATTGTTTTGTTTTTAAACCATAAAGTTCTACCATACCAATAACTTCTTTAGTCATGATGAATCCAACAAAAGTTTGACCTCCACCAGTCATTGCTAATGTATTTGCAAGTAACGCAGAATAGAAGTTGTTTGATTTTAAAATCATAGTATCTCCAATTCTAAAAACATTACCACTAGCAATAGAACCATTATCACCTGAATTGAAATCTCTATTTACAGCCTTTTCAGAAAGTAATATATTGTAGTAGTTTTCATTAGTTGTAATAAACATTTTTTCAGAACCAGTTTGGTCTTTACCTTCTAATTGCTCTAACCCAGTAAACATTGCTTCAACAATTGCATTACCTTTTGCTTCTCTAGTAACTGCACTAGAAATTGCAGAAGAGTAAACATTTGAAGCAACATCTTGAACTTTAATATTACCATTGTTAGTATCCTGAAGTTCTGTAACAACCATAGCTTTATCTAATTCATAGATAACTCTCTTATCAACATAAGAAGCCATAGAACTACCAGCTTGTCCAGTAGCAATAGCTCTAGTATTGTAAGGTACAATTTGTGCATTAAAGTCATCAATATTTTTTCTAATAACTTTAGGTCTTTCAACTGTAATAGTTCTTTCACCAATTAATACATCAGAAGCTAGTGTTCTTGAATCTACACCTAATTTGTGACTTCTTACAACACCTGAATCCATTGAGTTTGCACCAATAGTTCCTGCTGTACCACCAACAATATTTTCAACATCTGCTTCGACACCTCTTGTGTCTACAATAAACTGTGCAGACTTACCTGCTTTAATTGTTTGTTTTGTAATTGCTTCCATAAAAACATTTCGTCTTTTAAAAGCACTTAAAGTTTCAGCGTAAATTTTTAACGCTAGATTTTCTCTTGAAGCTATATCAGCCATTTTAATTCTCCGTATTTTTTTTATTTTCAGACAATTTCTATTTGAATCACATTGGTATCCTATTTCGTTAAACCTTTGGAGTAAAACTTATTGGCAATACTTTCTAATTAAAATAAATCTGCTGAAATTGTTACTCAATTTTTTAAAAAAGTCAAGAGTAACAACATTAAATTCTAAAACTTTGAGTTTTTAAGTTTTGAATCTACTTTTTTTCTGAATGCTTCATCTGTATTATATCTATTGTCTTGCACATCTCTAAAATATGCTTCTTGACTAGAATAAGAAGATGAATTTCCACCACTACCCTTATTTCCTCCAACAATTCTCTTTATTGGTTTCTCATTTGCTAAATCGTATTGAGCTTTTATACCCATCATTGCACTTTTTGCTTGAGCTTCTGGCATACCATCTAAACTTGCTAAATAAGCTTGGTCAATATTTTTCATTGCCCATTCTTTTATAACATTGTACTGAGCTTCACCACCAGCAATAGAATGAATAGAATTTGTGAATGATTGTTGTTTTGCTACTAAGCCATCTAAATATCCATCTACAATTTCAGTAGGTATTCCAAAAGATTCCAACTTATCATATTGAGCTTCTGACAATCCACCTTTTTCATTGAATGATGTAGACAACTCTTCCCATACATCTTGAGGTATTGCTTTTGCTTCATCAGGTTTATCTGATTTTTTTTCAACATCTTTCTTGGCTTCTATTTTTTCTTCACTATCATCTTTAATTATATGTTTTTTACCACCAGAAAAGCTTTTCTCTAACTCTGTGTAATGTTGTACAAGTGCTTCATCTGACATACCATTTAAAACATATTCTGGTAATGTAGATTTTAAATTAACAATACCTTTTCTTAATTCATCAGTATTTTTGTATTTACCTGCAAGTAATTTATCATCACTGTCTTCTTCAGAATCAGGGTCTTCTTCTTCACCATCATCATCAGATGGAAGATTAATCTTCTCGTCTTCTTCTGCTTCTTCAAATTCAGATTTACCTTCTGCAATATTATCTAATATTTTTTGAGCATCAGGGTCTTGTGTTTCTTCAACTTCGCTACCACCAATATCATCATTAGTAATATAGTTTCCAAACATACCTAGCATTATTAATAACTTAAAAAAATTCATTTTCATATTTCATTTTCCTTATAAAATTATTTTCCTTTTAAACTACAGCCATACACATAAAGGAAAAAAATAAAACTATGTATGGCTTGTATATTAAGCGTTTACGAATTCAATTAAATCTTTGTACATATTGCTAATACTTTTTCTTTTAGATAATTCAATACCTAATTCTCTACCATAAGCTTCGAGTGCACCTTTGTCATCTCCAAATTCTTCTACTTGTCTAAGTCCAACTGGTTCTTTTTCTTCTACAGAATCTTCAACAATCTCTTCTACTAGCGGTGCTTTAGCTAATTCTTCAATTTTAGTATCTTCATCAGCCTTTGGCTCAATTAACGAATTCTCTACTAATGATTCAATATCTGGTGCATCTACAAAATCTTCATCTTTGTTATCAACTTTAGTTACAACATTGCTTTTAACAATATCATCTCCATTAACAACTCCATTTACACTAACTACTCTCAGTACATTTTTACTCATTTCTTATCCTTTTAAATTTTCTTGTGATGCTATGTTAGCACCTACTTCCTTAGCTCCACCTTCAATAACTTGCTTCGCAACATCATCTTGTGCTTTTGCAGTAGCGTTTGCATTTCTCTGAATGTTCGTAAGAATAAAGTCTTTATTACCTACTCCACTATTATTTACAATACTTGTTATAACACTTGAAACATTTAATGAGTTCGCAACCTGCTCTTGTCCAACAAGTTGAGCCAAAGACCCTAAGTCTTGTATCATTCTCATTGTTTTTGCTTGTTCAACATTTCTTCCTAAAGCTTCTACTCCTGAAGTAATAATAACATCTATATCTTCCATACCCTCTATACTCAAGTTAGATATAGCATTTTCTACCAAAGGAAGTTGAATATCACTTGCAATAGCTGTATATATTCCACCAAAACTTGCTTCTAATTCACTTGCAACTAATTGTACTTCTTGAGCTGTAACTCTTTCTGCATCTCTAATTCCAGCACTTGACATTAAAAATGTTTCTGCTAATTCTCTTTTTAAATCTTGTACTAATTTTAAAGTAAGTTGTAAGTCACCACCTTTGTTTACCTTTATTGTTCCTATATCAAGTTCACTACCAGAAATAGCATCACCATTTTTTGCATTAGTATAATCCTTTAATCTTGTAAAACCATTTGGATTTACTGTAAATACAGTCTTAGAGCTTACAACAGCATTTTCAACTAATACTTTCATTTGCTTTTCTAAATTAACAAATGTTTCATAATGTTCTTCTACAAAACTTCTTGCATAATCTTCACCATCAACTTCATTCCATCTTACATTTATAAAGTTGTCTGTAAAACTTTTAATAGATGATTCGTTAAATACATTTCCTTCAACTTCTTGAAACATCTGATAACTTCCAGTATCATCAAGGTACACTCTAGTATACAAATCAACATCTAAGTTTTCTCCTTCATCTGGAGCTTCTACACCACTTTTTAATTCATCTTCTAAAGCATTATAATCAATAGACTCTTTTATTACTAAATTAATCACATTCCCTTGTGCATCTCTTTTAATAACATAGTTTCTTAAATTGTGTACTTTATACTTGTCATTATCTAGCTTTTCTACTAAGCTTTCCCCAGTAACCATAGCTAATCTAAGAGCTGGATATAAACTTTTTCTGAATTTAGTATTATTAATATATCTCATAATACCATCTTCCATTTTAGCTAATATAATTTCAACTTGCTGTTTAGCATCCTCATCACCATTAGTTATTTTCTCCATGGCTTCAAGTCCTGCACTAAGTCTGTAAAAACTTTGAGAAGGTGGCAGAATACTAAGTGCAAATTTCCCAGTAAGATGATTAACTAATTTAGCACCAAATCCTTGTCCATACCCAGTAGTAAGGTCGTCATTTGATGTACTACCTTCTTCTAAAAATAAATATGGTATCGTTACTTTTGCATTATTTTCTGCTCTCTCAAGGGTAGAACTTCTACCACTATTGAGATTGTCAAAATGCCCTTTTGCTGTAATATCTGCCATTTATATTACGCTTTTAATCCAGTGCTTCCACCAAGATTAACATTATTTAATCCTGCATTCTCACTTACTTCCAATGGAACTTTTAGTGACTTCTTACTTGTTTTTGATTTAGAATCAATATCATCCTCATCTTCTTCTAGTTCTACTTCAGCAACCTGAATTGGAGCAGTAGGTTCAACTTCTTTTTGTATTTCTTCTGGTTGCACTTGTGGACTAGCAATAGTTGAGCCACCTCCGCCTTTTCCTCCACCATAACAATCCAATACAGAGTTATCTTCAAACTCCATTGTTTCTAAATTTAGCGTAGAACTTCCTTCAAACTTTTTAAATATCATTTTTCAATCCTTATTTTTTTTGTTAGTTTACCAAATGTTTCTTTAACACTCTCAACACTATGTATTCTTGCTTCATATATTTTTTTACCTTCAAGCTTTGAAGACAGCTTTAAAGAACTTTCAGAACTATAATAATGTTCAAGAGGAAGATTTTGTTCTATACATATTTTACCAGCTTGTATAGAAAAAAGATACATAGCTTTACTTGTTCTATTGGCTTCTCTTACATATATGTAGTCATTACCAATTGTTGAATCTCTTAAACCATAGTATTCATTAATGTAAAATGATGTAAAACCAATAGCTTTATCATTGCTATCTATTGCTAAATATATTGCCCAATGACATTTAATAAAAAAATCAACATCACTTCTGGCTTCTCCAAATACTTCTTCTGCAAATCCATTGAGCATATCATCTAAATCATCTCTATATTTATCTTCATATAAAACTATTCTCATTTCTTTCCTCCTATGAATTCTTTACCAAATGGTTTTAATAAATCAATCTTCAGCATCATCATCATCATTACCATTTAAATCATTCTCTATGATAGCAATTGCTTCAATTCTACCTGCTACAATACCTCTTTCGTAATCTCCAATATCTTTATCACATAGTTCTTTAACCATATTCTCACTATATATTTTTCCTTTCAGATTCTTGATTATTTCTTTTATATCCATTTTTTTAATCCTTTTGGTGTATAATAGCATATTAAAGGAAAAAGATGCAAACAGAATTTACTCCAATATGGAATGATAAAACATTTTCAGACATAAAACTACACAAAGAATATATTAAATTATCAAATGGATATTGCTTAGAATGTCAAAAACCACTTACATATAAACACTATTTATGTAGTAATTGCCTAACAGAATTAAAGATAAATGGACTAGAGAAAAAAAGAGTAGGATATAAGTCTGTAGGTGAATCAACTATTAATTTTCAACAACATCTTCATAGGAAATTCTTTAAATGTAATGCTCCTATGCAATACAGAGGTAATAAAGAAGATAGATTAAAGACAAATATAAAAGAAGAAACCATAATTAAATGTGAGAATATATTACATACATATCTACTAAGTTCATCAGACGAACAATTAAGAAATCTATATGATGATATAAAAGATTTAAGAAATACACAGAGAAGATTACTATATGGAATATTTTTATATGGTTTATCTTATAACTTATTAGAACTAAAAGACTTTAAACACAAAGCACACTATCAAGCATCTATAGTAAAACAACTAGATAATGATATTAAAAGAATGTGGATTAGAACTAACTACGACATACTAAAAGAATCAAAAATTAAATCAGTATACTACAGAACATTAGAACAAAATAAAGAGATTTATGTAGCCATAAGTAGAGCAATAGCTCCTATGTTGTTAGAAGTATATTAATATATCAGATACTCTTATACCTTTATATCTATTATATATACAATAGAAGTATAACATAGATATATTTATTTATGTATAAATCTCTAAAAATTTGTTTCCTTCTAAAAAGGAAGTGTATAATTTTATGTAAATATTAACTTAAATTAAACTTAATTAACTTAAAAATAGGTCAGATATTATGAATACACTATATTGATAGTTAGGAACTTGTTTCTCCCCCCATCACTTATATAGAATTGTTCTAATTTGTTGAATATAATTTGTGGTTTATATGTGTAATTATTATCTTAGTTATATTTTGCGTACTATATTGAGTGATATGTGCTGAATTATGCTCTTAATTAGTGTTTAAATGCACTACAGAGTGTTTTCGTTTACCTAGCGTATACTTTTCTTATCTAAACTAGTTACGCTTAAATTACTACACATATATAATATACAACTAAAAGGAGTTAAATTATGAAATGTAAGTTATGTGGTGGTGTTATGATAGAGAAGAGAATGTTATGGTATGGAAATATATCTGTAAGATGGAGATGTGTTGAATGTAATTTTACAGCATAATAACTATAAGCTATATGAATCACACCTTTTAATATCAATTAGATACATTACCAACTAAAGTTGGGATAGCGGTGGAGTTATCTATCATGTCAATTCAATATAGAAATCCACCTTGAGTTTATATTATCTAAAATTAATATATATACAAAAGAAATACTAAGATAATCTATGCAGTATACAAAAAAGAAAACTTCGTCATGTGTAATCATAGCATAGAGTTATCTTATTAATTTATTATGTAGATATATTAACTTCTTCACGATAATATAAATAATCTTTTCTAACGAAGATTAATCAAAAGTTCTTCTCTTTCGCCAAGAGAAGCAGAAGCAAAAAAAAATAATTAGGAGGTTTTAAATGAGATATATATATTATTTTGTTTCCTTTTTATAAGGAAATGAATTATAATATATTACTTTTAATTACTTGTAATTACTTTACATTACTTTGTAGTTATGCTATAATATACTTACAAAAAAAGAGAAGAGTTACTAACAATTAGTTAGGAATCAAAACAAAACATAAAAGGAAAAATTATGAAAACAAAAATTACTATGAGAGATATTATCAACGGACAAAAGAAAGCAAGTGTTAAAAGTTTTAACACAGATTTATTTAAAGCAGATAGCGAAAATATTACGGAATCATTCAACAAAGAAAATTATGAATGTTTAGTGCTTGTTTCTACTGATTTAGATACTAAAAACGAAGCAATTAAAGAGAGCATTATAGCAATTGATGGGAAAGACTCTTATATATTAAATACAAACCCATCAAATTATCAGGGAGTTATAACAACAAGTATTTACAGCAAATGGCTTACTTTACAGGGCTTTAACTTCTTTACAAAAGATTTATTTATGAGTTTAGATAATGAATTTATTGACGGAGAGGGACAAATAACAACAACAGCTATGGACTACTACAATGCACAAATTGAAGAAGCTGGAATTGAAGCAACTTATGACGATATCATGACACTTGGAGAATATAACTCTGAGTACAAGTGTCAAACATTAAGTGCAGTTATTGAAGAGTTAGACATAAGAGTGTCTTTGACTATCAATGAGAGAGGGCAATTATCTAAGATAACAAAGACTAAATTAGATAGCAAAGAAACAAAACAAGAAAAACCAGTTTATAAGTCAATCTTAGACTAAGGGGAAACCTTTAGTCTAACTGATAATCATTCTCAAATACAGCATATCTCAAAAAAAAATTTTTCGCTGACGCGACATTATATCTTCCTTATTAATTATTATATTATTTACTCTAAAAATTTTTCGTGCTGACGCACTTATTCTTACTTCCTTATTAATATGATATGTTTTAAAGCTGTTGATATAATATATCTTGTATTTGAATATGATAACAATGAACGAAAAGGATAAGTTATGAGCGAAATAAGTGAAAATGAACAGTTGTTTAATAGACTGAAGACAAGATGTGAAAGAGCAGAAAAAAAAGCAAGTAAGTTTGATTACATAGTAGAAATATTAGAAAATACTGATTTAGATTCTCACAAAGATTGCAGAGATAACATAGAATATGCAATAAGAGAAGCTAACGATTAGGAAGGATAAGCTATGCCTACACATGAAGAAAAGATTGCAAGATATGTAATAGACTACATGAGCGATTACGGATTGATTTTATGGCATGTGTCTAAACATGATAGTGTCTATTTAAAATTTAAAGATACAAGATTAGGAAGTATTAGAATAGCAAACCATAAGAGTACAAAAAAATATACATACAAGTATGAAATAAATAGCACTAGCAGAAATGCTGATATAAGAGGATATGTTAAGAGTGTTATATACTATAATGTGACAAACTTAGTATTGAACAGATTAGAAAATTTTGATAAAGATAAGTACATAGTATATAGCGAAGAATTAAAATCATATATAGAATTAGATACTTATGAACAATTTAGAAACCATATATTAAAGAAAAGGAAAAAGAAATGAATAAAGAGATTATAAGTAAAGAGTTGTTGAGTGAAGTGTATAATTTTGATGTAAAAGACTTTGTTTCACTTGGTACAGATGATGTTACTTATGAAGTTAGATTTGATGGTTTAAGAAATGGATACAAATATAATATTATCAACATCCACGAATTAGCACATAAATGTAAAGAGTGGGCTTATAGAAAGAACGATGCTATTATTTATAGTGCAATATGTAATGGATGTCATAGTGCTAAACTCCATTTTAGAGGAAGAAGTTTCGGTTCATTATTAAGTGGTGAAGAGAAAGAATTTAATTACGGATTAGAGTATCTATCTATATTTAAAGCTTGTCAATGGCTTTATGAAAGAAAGGATAAATAATGTTAAAAAAATCAATGTATACAATATTGTTTGTATCAGTAGTGTTGTTAGCAAGTGGTTATGATAGTATAGCTGATGAAAATAAATACTGTAGAGGTTATGTTAAGTTACAAGATAAACCAGTAGATTTAAATATGTGGAGTTACAAGTGAGTAAATCAATAGAGTTTACACTACCACAAGTAGAAGCGTATAAGAATGGCGGGAGTATGTTTATAGTTCCTATAGCAGAAGATTTGCAACAGGTATTAGTGAAAGCAATAGAAAGACAGCAAGAAGAGTATTTTATAAGTACATTTGCACCAATCAAAAAAGGCGATAAAGATATTTTTATTAAAGAGGAATTTACTGTCGCTCCATTCACTACAGATATTTTATACAAATCGGATGGACACCCAAATAGTAATTTGATAGATTGGGAAGACGCTTCAAAAATGACAAAAGAACAATCAAGATAT